TAAAAGAAGAAACAGCAGAAAGAGAAAAATTAAACGTTGCCTTGTGGGACGGATATTGCAAATTATACGGATGCGCTCTTCACGAATGCGGAGGATTACCAAATGATGAATATATTTGGATGAATCCCGCTGAATATGAATACTGGGTTTTAACCAAACAGGGAGCTGTTTCAGGTGAACATATAGAAGTTTGTCCTTACTGTGGAGCTGAATTAGGAAAAGGTAAAGGAGACGCTTACTTGTACAAGGCGGACGCTAAATATTGGTTATTTTATTTGTATTGGGAAATTCCAATGCATGATAGAGGTTTTCAATCACCGGAAGAAAGACAAAAAATAAAGGAAGTATGGGGATGATTAAATTTACAATACCCTATAGGCTCCCGGGGTTAAACGACTATACAAAGAATAACAGAGCAAATAAACAGGCAGGGAATAAAGTAAAGC